AAACGCTAATCAAAACATGACAACCAGAGGCGCATTACAAACTGCATACACAGATGCGACATCTATGGCCGCATTCGATGGTGCATTTGGAGATCCTGCTCTTAATTTACCGGAATGGATTACACTAATGGATGTTGGAGGAGTTACCTCTGGGGCAATTAGACAGCAACCTCCGCCACTAAAGTTTGCAGATAATGGAAACACTCTAATGTTTTAGATTGATTTAGGTATCTTAGTGGGATATGATTTCCAATCGCAAACAGTACAAACTTTCTGTACTGCTTTAATGTTTGAACCATATTGTCCTTCGTAGATGTAATCTGTAATACACCTAGATCCACATTTGAAGCACTTCATTCTTCCAACTCCTTTCTAACTAACACTAATTGATTTAGAAACCATTCTGGTAAATCTCTACGATATCGTAACTCGGCTAACAATTCTAATGTTTCTGTATCTTCTAGATCGAAACTATCTTCACCATCCAATCTTTTTTGAATTGCCATCTCAACATATCGAGAACGGTTGCCTCTCGCAACATACTTGTGTAACTTCTTTACCAAGTCTATGTCTAAAGTGAATAAGTGTTGTTTCTTCATTCTTCTTCCTCCTCATCATCCGGTTGTGGCGCCATAAGATGCGACACATTATGTATTACAATTTTTTCATCATTAACCCAAAGTGTTACTTTCATTCTTCTGCCTCCATAATTAATTCTGCATGTACTTCCGGGTAGAATTTTTTCACATCGAAACAAATTCTTTGATATTCACTAATTTCATAATACATCTGAATTGCATAATCTTGCAATTCTTTTTTTGTCATTGTCAAAATAAATTCCTTCATTCTTCTGCCTCCATTTCCACGAAATCGCAAGGGTCACACCTTGCCCACCAATCCCATATGATTGTTTTATTACAGTCGGGACACAATTTACAATCTTCCGGTGCATACTTATCTTCACCTGTCCTATATTCAACAACTAGGTTTTCTAGTTGGCATAATTCATGCTGATTCAGGCTTTTTACAATCGTTCTCAATAGTTGGATGGTAGTTGTTGGCTCCATATCTAGACCCAAGAAGTTCCTAGATATATATCTATTGCAAGAAAGGGTTCAGAAACAGGCCACTGTCCGGTGGAATTGGCCTCTGCGTCAGCCCACCTGTTCAAGATAAGGAATTACATTAGTTTATAGTCTTCATTGTGGGACATCCCATCATGGCAAAGAATGCTGGGGATGTAATCCTACGAGACAGAATGCAATTTGAACTTGATGCTGGTGGCAATAGGTCCACTTTGTATGGCAGAATCGATTTATCGAATTATATTAATCCAGTAAAAAGGGCCGGATTAGCAGTAAAAGAAATTAGATTTATGCTCAGAGAACCTGCATCTGCATCTCTTGACAACACAGGAGCACTATCACCAGTCGCAGATTGGCAAGGTGCTTCAGGTTCTAGCGGTAATGATGCATGCATCAAACTTTACGCAACCACCCGTGCATATGAACAGGCCTCTCAGGTCGGGATCGCATCGCCCGATGTGCTTTGTGTTCTTGAAAAGTTTTCAGTTGTAGCCGCAACTCCTGCCGATACTGCACCAGCAATTACTATGTGGGAAGATTGGTATGGGCCAAAAGACCTTCACCCTGAAGGATATACTGTAGTATCTGATTTATTGATTGGTGTTGCCGCTGATAAATGGGTCCGCCAAGCAGACCAAACTTTAGAAGTTGATATCATGATAATTGCAGAACCTATCACAATCACTACCGAGCGTATGAACGAAATCCTAAGTCAGGCACAAGACCTCTAATGGGGGTTTTGACTTGGTAAAAGGAAAAGTTGGTAAAGAAGCATTAAAGAAACTTAGTCGCACTAAGTTTGCCAAAGGAGCAGGGATAGCAGGTGGAGCGAGAGCAGCAGAAGAAGCAGTTTCTAATCCATATGCTCAAGCGGCTTTGGGAGCAGTGGAGGGTGCGGCGCTTGGTTCGGCTCTTGGCCCTCTTGGTGCTGCTGGAGGTGCTGTCGCAGGTGGGCTTCTCGGCTTCGTGCTTGCAGATGGTGAGCGAATTGTTCCTGTTGATATGATCGCAATACCAGCGTATCAATACTCAGCAATGCTACAAGGAAGAGAACCAACCTTCCAAGTATTCATCAAAGAAGGTGAGTGCATTAAACCAGTTATACCCACAGATTTCCAAATGGCCGGGGCAATTGTAGTAGCAGATGAAATTAGCTCGTCTAAGCCTAAGCGAAAATTGAGCAAATGGCAACGCTATATCAAGGTTAAGAAAAACCAAATTAAGTTCAAAAACGGCAAATTAGACCTAAAACGAATGGGCAGAGCATACAGGAAGGCGAACAAATAATGGCGATAAATGAGATTAGAGATACAATCCAAGGGCCAATTACAATCGGCGATGATGGCAGAGGTTACATGACTCGTTGCATTAATTTGAAAGAAGGATATCGCAATGAAGTATTGTCCATCGATGTCTATAACGACAATGTATTGCTGTCAAATACTCTGGGCGCTCCCGCTAAGGCATACCAATTATTTGTCTCTCCATACCCAATTATTCCAACCAATGAAGAACTAACATTGAATGATGGCGGTTTTACTGCATTCCCTAATGCGGGGCCAATGGCTGGAGATGACCAAGTGCTATACAAAGAAGCGGCAGTTTCACAATTTGAAGGAGAAGGGGCAACAATGGTAACTGTTAGATCTAATCAATTCCCTAGTGCTCAAGTTGCAGCAACACCAACAACCAAATGGTACAGTCCTCATTTTTATGTTACTGTTCTATGGTGGGATTTACCAGCATCAACTATTGATGCTAAGTTTAGTTTATTCATAAGAGTTAATCAAAAGAAAGCATCTGGAACTACAGTGTCCATGGGACAATACAAAGAGTTCCTAGACTCACAATGCAGATTGCTAACAAGTACAGCAGTAGTTTATGATCCAGCAGACATTGCAGGATATACATTTCCAATGTGGCGCTATGGCGGTATTAGACCAGAATTAATGATAAGTGGTACTACAGCACTTAGATACTACAATCGTGTGGCTTCAAACGCTAATCAAAACATGACAACCAGAGGCGCATTACAAACTGCATACACAGATGCGACATCTATGGCCGCATTCGATGGTGCATTTGGAGATCCTGCTCTTAATTTACCGGAATGGATTAC